ATTCCGCTATTTTAAGCAATTCAAAGAATCTCAAAAATCTGCAATATTTTTATAATACGCTAATATAAAGCGATATATAAAAGTATTAGAAAGTAATAGAATATAGTTTTAGTAGTTCTGCCCCTTCCACTAACCAATAAAACCACAAGAATGGACAATCTTGAAGAGAAAGCCGGCAATGCCGTGAGAATCCTGCTCCAGACGCTGCGGAGGAGTCTGGAGGACACTGACAGGGAGATGAAGGAATATGAGGAGAGGCACGCAGACTATGAGATGTGCCGGTCCGGGGCCTATCAGGCCTTGGTGGCGGGATATTTCGGTGTCCAGGATGCCATAGAGAGAATCAATAACGAACTAAATAAATGAGATTATGAATAGAAAATTTGAAATTCTGACAGACGCTCTTTATAGGTCAATGCGTTTTGATGGCGACATGCAGGAGTATTTTGACGCATTTATGGAAGGCCGGTTCCCACTCTATACGGAGACAGGAGTCAAGTTGAATCCATATGACTACATAGGGAAGACCGGACGAAGACTGATCCGCTTCTCAACACCAGACCAGAAGAAGTTTGCCGAATCACTTATTTCTGTCTCAAAGCGGTCAGCTCCCATGCATTCGTCACGCCACCTGGTTGATCGAATAGCCCGGTTAGAGCTTGAACTATCTGGATTAAAAAAGGAACTTGGTAAAGGTTATCTGTTGCGCCATAAAAACGGATGTCCCAGGCAGCATAATCGATACCACGACACTCACACTCCTCGTCAGGATGGTAAAGTCGTGGCCCACTTTCCAGTTTATCGAATCCCAGAAGAAGAAGAGGGGCAATGATTTTGCTCTCGCAATCTTCAAGGTATTTATGAGCCTGATTACAATATGGAGCATGGAGATCCAACGATATTTTGAACTCGAGAATATAAGTCATAACAATTCTATTTGGAAAATTTGCACAAAGATAATCAATAAAAACGAGAATAAGATGACGGGAACAGCAAAGAAGAGAGAGATCGTGGTCAGCAAGGAGAACCGGGAGTTTCTGAAGAGGCTTTTCGGTTGCACCGAACAGACACTTTACAACTCGCTTGACCTTCAGAAGCCGAGCTCGGAGATGCGGAAGCGTATAAGGAAGGCTGCTCTGGAGCGCGGTGGCGAGGTCATGGTTACACTGCGTGAGATGGAGACCATACACACAGCCAACGGGGTGATGGAGCAAAGGCTTCCTAACGGCGCGGAGCTCCGGTTCTACCGCGAGGACGGTCATGGAGAGATATGGCACAAGGGAATTATGAAAGAACGGGTGGACAGCGTGACAATACCTGTGATCTACGAGATGCAGGCTCGCGCTGCCATGATGAGATAAGGAGGATAAGTTATGGAATACATCAACGGCACATATTGCATATCATACCGGGAACTCATAGACGGAGGCATTGTCACGGAGGGCAATTACAAGAATTGGCTCAGGAGAGACAAAGTCATAGTCCTACGTCAGGGAAAAGGGCTTGGCAACAGCGCCATGATAGCCGTTGACAGTCTTCCGGAACCTTATAGGGAGAAAGTTGAGGAAATCTTCGGAGGGCCAAAGGCCCGGATAAGGGAATGGGTAAAATGGAACTATACGATAGATGAAGGAGCCACCAAAAATTTCTTTGATCCAGAGAAATGCGGAGTGGAGCTTACGGACGAGAGGGCAAAGGAGTATGTCACGAACGCCTCGGTGCTCAACACCTGCATAAGGCTTTATGAGGATGCCAAGGCGAGACACCGCCTGATGGGCAAGAAATATGATTGGAGCATGATGGCGAGTGTGATTGCCACCCTTAGGGAAGAATTCGGGCACACGTTGCCCACAAGCATCCAGCGCTTCCAAAAGAAGGTGAGCGAATACAGGCTGGACAGCTATGCCTGCCTGATGAGCGGAAAGTTCGGCAACCAGAACACTCGGAAGGTCAATGTCAAGGTAGAACGTCTTATTCTGTCGCTTGCCATACAGATGAACCGCCCCTGGCACAAGGATGTGCATAGGTATTATACCCAGTTTGTGAAGGGCGAGCTCGCCGTATGGGACTATGAGACCGGGGAGATGACAAACCGCGAGGAGTATAGGGACAGCAAGGGGAAGCCACTCGAGCTTAGCGAGGCAACAATAGCTGCCTATCTGAACAATCCGAAAAACAAAATCCTGCTGTCTCACCGGCTTGACAGCTATACGACCTTCATGCACGAGACCATGCCTCACATGCACAGACACCGTCCGGAATTCTCATTGTCAAAGGTTTCGTTTGACGACCGCGACCTTCCGCGCAAACTCAAGGACACGAAGCAGAGACCGAAAGCCTACTATGCCTACGATGTGGCAAGCGACTGCTGCATAGGCTTTGCCTACAACAGGAGCAAGAATGTGAACCTTGTGGTGGACATGTTCCGTAACATGTTCCGGCTGCTTGACAGGAACGGCTGGGGAACCCCTGCGGAGGTGGAGGTAGAGAACCATCTTATGAGCCAGTGGAGAGACAGTTTTTTGAAAGCCGAGGAGGTATTCCCCTTTGTAAGGTTCTGCGCCCCGATGAACTCCCAGGAGAAGCACTCGGAGAACTGCAACGGTGTAAAGAAAATAAGCATAGAGCATCGCAACCATGTGGGGATAGGAAGATTTTTCGCTAAGAGGAAGGCATACCGCACAGAGAGCGTGAAAGTTTTTGACGAGCTCAACAACACATACGCGGAGAAAAACTACTACACATGGGAAGAGCTGATTGCCGACGACATGAGGGATATTATGGAATATAACAACTCCCTCCATCATAACCAGAAGAAATATCCCGGCATGACACGGTGGCAGGTGTTTGTAAACAACATCAACCCTACCCTGAAGCCGCTTAACAAGAGCAAGCTCGCGCTCTATATAGGCGAGAAGGTCAGCACCTCCATCAGAAGGAACTCCTACTGCAGGGTTGCCGAGAAGGACTGGTGGATAAGCGGCACGGAGGTCATGGGCAAGCTTGCTCCAAACAACTGCAAGGTAGATGCATATTACCTTACTGACGAAGCCGGAGAGATAACCGACGTCTACATCTACCAAGGTGACAAATATATCGACAGGCTTTCTGACATCGGAACCTATTGCACCGCAAGATCCGAACAGACGGAGGAGGATGAGAGAATCTTCACCGAGCAAAGAAAGAAGATAGCCAGATTCAACAAATATGTCGAAGACAACGCTATCCCGAGGGTGGGAATTATGGAATACAGTAAAAAGGAAGAGCCGGAAGCGGAGGACCTTATGGTGGAGACACCGGAGCCGGAGGCGGTCTATTACGATGCAGACGAAGAGTTTGAATTTGACAACAAGAGTTACGATGCCGCCGGGAGACAGGCGGTTTAGAACGAAATTAAAATACTGTTAGAATATGATTACAACAGAGATTAAAAACAGGATATTGGACGCGGTCAAGGCGAACCGCGCAAACTATCCGAGCGACGCGAAGCATGCCGCCTCTCTCGGCATTACGACCTCGGTATACAGCTCGGTAAAGAACGGGCAGACGGAGCGGGTGTTGAGCGACGCCAACTGGATAAGCATAGCCCGCAAGCTCGGCGTGAGCCTTCGCGGGGAGATGGAATGGAAGGCAGCCAAGACACCGACCTTCCAGTTTATCACCGCGCAGCTCGAGACCTGCCAGACGGGCGGACTGAGCGCGATCATGTGCGACCTTCCCAACATAGGAAAGACCTTCACCGCCCGCCACTATGTGAAGACCCATCCGAATGCCGTATATATAGACTGCTCGCAGGTGAAGACCAAACTGAAGCTCGTGCGTAAGATAGCCTCTGAATTCGGTGTAGACAGCAAAGGAAGGTATGCCGACGTTTACGAGGACCTTGTGTTCTACCTGCGCTCGATAGAGTGCCCCCTTATCATTCTCGACGAGGCAGGCGACCTGCAGTATGAGGCATTCCTGGAGCTCAAGGCGCTCTGGAACGCCACGGAGAGGTGCTGCGCATGGTATATGATGGGTGCCGACGGTCTGAAGGAGAAGATAAACCGCTCGATAGAGTGCCGGAAGGTGGGCTACACTGAGATGCTGAGCCGCTATGGCGACAGATACAGTTTCGTTGTGCCGAAGGATGGTAAGGAGCGCCAGCGGTTCCTGCTCGAGCAGGCGCGGATAGTGGCGAAAGTGAATGCGCCGGAGGGTGTGGCCGCGGGCGACATAGCGCGCAGGAGCGGCGGCGGTCTTCGCAGGGTTTATACCGAGATAGAGAAACTTAAAAGAGTTTGATAATGGCGAAAAAAGCATACAGCCCGAGGGATGTGATGGCAACCAAGGACAACAGCCTGCCCTGGGACGGGAAATGGAAGGAGGCGTTTGGGGAAGTTCCGGACAACGAGATATGGTTTATCTCCGGCGCCTCGGCGAGCGGCAAGAGCAGCTTCGTGATGCAGCTCGCGCGGGAGCTGACGAAATACGGACGTGTCCTTTACGGCAGCTATGAGGAGGGAGTCAGCCAGTCTTTTAAGGAGAGGATACGGAGGGAGCGCATGACTGAGAAGCAGGGTCGGATACGGATAATAACCGATGACAGTTTCGAGGAGCTGACAGAGAGGCTTTCAAGGCCAAAGAGCGCGAAATTCGTGATTATCGACAGCTTTCAGGACAGCGGTCTGACCTACGACCAGGCGATGGAGCTGAGGGCGAAGTATCCGAGGAAGAGCTTCATCTACATCTCGCAGGAGTATAAGGGCTCTCCTATGGGCAAGCCGGCCGCAAGGCTCAAGTATAAGGCCGGGGTTAAGATAAGGGTCGTGGGCTACAAGGCATTCTGCCAGGGACGTTTCTCCGGAGACGAGAACAGTGCCTACACGATATGGGAAGACGGAGTAATAAAATCGACGAATAATTTAGGATAAGACAAACAATATAATTATGGCAAAGAAAAAGACAAAAATTGAGCTGCAGGTTCTGGACGAGCTATGCAGAAAGGCAATGACCTTGCTCAATGCCGCCCGCACAAATGTGGAGGCTATTGAAGAGACGGAGAAAACACGGGAGATATCATTAGGCAAGACCAAGATTGACGAGGCTTATATGTGGCTTGAGCGGTATTATGCCGACATCATGATCGATCTGGCAAATAAAACCTGCATATAACATGGGACAGGAGGTAACTAACTTCGGGCGTTTTTTCTCGGCCTACCGGAGGCTTCAGATACAGGGTGACCCGGAAGAGATACGCCGAGACCTTATCCTCCAGTATACAGGCGGCAGGACAGATAGTCTGAAAGAGATGACCCGCCAGGAATACACATTGTTGTGCGAGGGAGTGGAGCTGATGACCAGGACACGTGACGAGCTGAAGAAAAGGAGGAGCATAGCCCTCAAACTGATGCAGGAGCTCGGTGTCGATACGACAGACTGGGCGAAGGTGGACAACTTCTGCAGGCATCCCCGCATCTCGGGAAAGAGATTCTGCAAGCTCGACATCGAGGATCTGATGGACCTTGCCGGACGTCTCCGTACCATGAAACGCAAGGGGTGGAAACGAACGCCCGAATGGCAAAGTATATGTATGAACTAATAAATGGCCGGACCATGGGAAAGATAGCGGAACGACTAAAGAACCACATACAGCTTCACACCTCCGACATGGAGGCCGCCGACTACATCTCCCTGATGCGGGAGATCTCGGAATGGGCGACATTCGAGGCAGACCGTCTGGAATACGGTGACGAGCTGGAGGAGATATTGAAAGAATAGGAAACCACATGAACATAAAATAACCATATAAACATGACAGATATGAAAGAGCAGGTAGAGATGACCGCCGAGGAGCGGCAGGAGTTTGAGTCCTTCAAGGCCGAGAGGGATAGAAAGCGTCGCGAGCAGGAGCGCAAGGAGCAGCGGCAGCAGTATGCGGAGATGGTGGACGACGAGGTGAGCACCTCCATACCGATGCTCCGGGAACTGAGCGAGCATATCAGGATGGTCAAGGAGGTCATATACGGCAACTTCAAGGCCATACTGGAGATGAAGTCGGAAGTGCTCGGGCTGACACGCGACAGACAGAGGAGCCACACCTTCACCACCTCGGACAGCCAATACCGCCTCACACTCGGGGTAAGGAGCATCGACGGCTACCGAGACACCGTGGAGGACGGGATCGAGATGGTGAAGGACTATCTCGAGAGCCTTGCCAAGGACGAGCGTACCAAGTCACTTGTGACCGCCGTGCTCCGTCTGCTGAGCAGGGACGGGCGCGGCAACCTCAAGCCGGGACGCGTGCTTCAGCTGCGCGCCATGGCCGAGGAGAGCGGCGACGAGAAGTTCCGCGAAGGGGTGCGTATCATCGAGGAGGCCTACCAGCCCACGGAGAGCAAGAGATTCATCACCGCCGAATACAAGGACGAAAAGGGAGCCTGGCGCTACATACCGCTCGGCATGACAGACGTGGACTGACACCGGATCGACACCGGAACAATCTTATTCGGCCCACTGCAAATAAAATGCAGCCGTAAATGCAATATTTACGGCTGCATTTTATTTAAAATAGCGACAAAATCACTATTTTTGCATTATAAAACAGCATCATGGCAAAAGGAAGGGACAAAGAACTGATAAGACTTCGTGACGAGGCATTGTGCCGACGTTACTATTATTGGACCGAGAGACAGCGGCTGCGTTTCGACGACGCGCTGAAGATACTTTCGGAGCGGGAATTCTTTATATCTGAGGAGAGGATAATGGCTATAATCAGACGCATGATCCGCTCCGGGAACGCCGAGAAGCTGTCTCCGGTCGCCAAGGTCAGGAAGCCCCGTCTGACAAACGAGCAGCTCTCGCTCTTCCCGGAACTATAGATATTGCCCGGTGTTGTCGTTTATGGTCAGCGCGAATGTCGTCTCAAACACCTTGATATAACCCGGGAGCACGTAGTCCCGGCTCTTCACCCGGACAAGAGGGGTGGCGCACTGCGTGCTCTTGAAGCGGTTGAGGGTCTTGTAAAGCTTCTGATCGAGCTGTCTCCTTTCTTTTACTTTGTCGTAAGTGCCGGAAGCGAAGGAGGTGTCGTCGTAGCAGTCGACCGCGAGTCGCAGCGTGATCAGCGCCGCCCCCTTCTGGGAGCCGAGTCCCTGGTCGCGCCAGTCGGTGTCGATACCGCCTATGAGTACACACGGGAAGGTTACCGGATAGTGGTCCTCCTCGGCCGACATCTCGAGCTGGCCATAGTCCTCGTCGACGAGCAAGAGCTCCGGCATAAGAGTGGCGACGCGCTTCATGATGTTGATGAATATTTCTTCCATGATTTTATGAGTTTAGAATTTTACGGATTTCGTTTTCAAACCGTGAATGGATGTTTTCTGTCAGTTCCTGACTCTCGCCTAAGAACTGTCGCTGCGGGATCTTGATACTTCTCTTTTTAGTCAGGGCCATAGCCTTCCAGAACCTCGCCTCCGGATTCGATGACAATGCAGCATCGGATGTCTTCTTTCTTTTGGAATCCTTAGGCTCATTTTTTGCGACGTTGCAGGTTTTAAAAAACATTTTCCAGGCATGCGCCCTCATGGCGTCGGTGCGCGGGATAGTGGCTCCCCAGTTATGGACAGGCGCATAATGGGTCTTATTTGCCACTTTCACCCGATAACTCCCGGCCACATAGTTTGTCGCCTGTGAGAGACGTTTCCTTCCGGAGAGCAGCGTGCCATATTTTGATGCGGCTGATGAACCACCGGAGGAGAGCCTCCGCGCCGGCTTCCAGGGGTGGAAGCCACCATTGAGGAAGCCACCCTTGCGGAAACTATCATCGAAATGGTCCTTTGCCACGCGGCCTACAGACACCGGCATAGTCCGGCGCATGAGGGTTTCAAACTCACCGCGTTTGGCTTCCATAAATTTTGCGAAATCTTTTATGTCCATAAGATTGCGGGAATCAAAAAATAGAATTAAATTTGCGATGCCAACTGAGGATTAAACGTGGTCGAGTGTCTGCGAGGGCACCCGGCGCCGAAGGGCAGCCACCGCAAGGTGGCTTTTTCACAGGAAATCTCAAATATTTTCAATTTTGTATGTCCCCGCATCCACATATAGGCCGAATCGGCTTGTGGGCGGGGATTTTCTAATTTTTTATTCCATAGTATTGTGGAAAATCAGAAATAATGATTACTTTTGCAGTGCCAACTGAAGCTTAAATATTGTCGGGTGTCTGCAAGGGCACCCGGTGCCGAAGGGTAGCCACCGCAAGGTGGCTTTTTTATTATACGTCATATTCAAGCACCTTGTCATATCCCCGGATCACAACATATACTCTCTTTATCAAAGGCACGATGTGTTGTCCGTTATTACCATAAAAATGTTTGTATTTGTTTATTGACCGCAGCATGTATTTCTCGTTGAAAGAAGAAGGGTCGTGAAAGTACAGGCAGACTGCGGAGGCCGGAATCCTGACGTCCTCCCTGGCGTTATAACTTTTCAACTGCGAGTTCTTGGAAAGCAAAGCATGCGTATACCATTTGTTGCGGCCTGTGATTGAGCGAATGTCCATCATCCGTCCGTCCAGTTCCATATCAAGTGCCCGGTAACGCTCACCGGGAACACGTTCCTTCGACTCGTCGCAAAGTATTACCTTATGTCCGGACTTGAAAAGCTGCTCGACACAGGCACGCTCCAGATCGGCCCCGGACATGGTATTGCCGAAAAACTCCTTTTTGCCCGTGTCGTCGTTATGGCCGACATGGGTGGCCCTCATACCACCGGACTTCTTGTCGATGCGCACATCCCTGTAGTCCGGATCACGCTTTAGCTCCGAATAGTCCCTCTTGGCGATATATTTCGGATCTGAGAGCAGACGGAGCCTTTTGTCGATATGTCGGCAGTTGTGGCAGTCCTTCTTGCGACGCGCGTTGAAAAAGCCACTGAACATATTTGCCAGTCCGGAAGAGAACGGGCAACGGCCGCAGCTGTCCGGATAATATGGATGATCGTCCGAGAAGACACTGTGGGTGACGCCCGGATTCCCCCTGAGACCCGGCTGCGGATCAGACACCGGCGCGGAGGCTCCCCCGGGAATGCGTGTCGGTGGATCGGCAGTGGATGTCAGCGAGCACTTGCAGTTCCAGCGGTCACCGGGACGATGTTTGTTCCAGAAAGGATCCTCGACAGGGCGCACCAAGCCCCAGAAAATGCGGTGGTCCTCACCGGGAGTCACCGATGTCGAAGGGATCCATTTCAGGTTCGGGAGCACGTCCTTCTCCCTGACGAACTGTTGCCAGTCGGCCGCCTGACGTGCGCGCAGGACGGCGGTGTCATATTCCGTGCGCAGCCATGCGCCTGTCTGATGCGAGGCGATAGGCATGGCCTCCTCCGACCACTGTTCGAACGGCTTCAGATTGCCGTTCGAATCCAATAATAACCGAGCCATGTCTCTCTGCGCCCTGTGGACCTTGAAAGCCGAGAACACCCCCGCGCTGTGACGGAGAGCGTTCACAAAATCATCATCCGGATTAACCCCCTTAGCCATACCGACACCCTTGTCAATCCCGAGTTTGAGAGAATCGAACACCTCGTTGAACAGGTTTGTCTCTATGTCGGAGGCAAGATGGAAATCCTTACTGTAAATCTTCAGCAGCGCCTTGCGTAGCACTTCCGGGGAGAAGTCGAATGAAGCCGACACATCGTCGGGAGCCTTGTCATAATACAGGGTGTCGACTACCAGTCTAAATCCGCCCCGCCGCGGAACGGGGCCATCCCGAAAAAATCCTTCAGCCTGTCCTTAAAAGGCTTTTTCCGTTTGCCTGACGGTTGCTTAGGACCGGCGACAGCCGGCTTCCCTTCTCCGGCACTGTCGGTGATGTCAGGAGCATCGTCGTCATCAGTCTGCACTATCTGAGCGGCGGCAGCCTTCGCCTCCTCGGCTTCACGGGCGCGGCGTTCCTCCTCCTCGCGCTTCATGAGCTCGTAGCCGGCAGGTTTGCTGACACCGAACTCCTCATAAAGATAGTCGTCATCGACGGGGAGATTGAATGATGTGCGGAGCTGCGTCAGGATGTTGATTTTTGACGTCGGGTCAAGATCCTTTTTCTCCGGGAAGCAGAACTCACCTCCGGAGGTGTCTACGCCCATGCGTGCCAGAATGTCAGCCGCCTCGTAGTTGAGCACGTCGAGGACATACAGGCGGTCGGATTGCGTGATGCGGTCCTCACCTTTCTTATGTACCTTACCGAGAGCCTGTGTGCCGGTGTCGGATGCCTCCGTGGTGAGCGTGTTGCCGAGGAACAGTTTCGAGATCTCGTTGTTGCACCGCTCGCAAAGGCGCTCGTAGACATCGGCGGATCCGGTCTTGTTGCCGGCCTCCAGAAGGTTGAGCGTGGTGTCCTTCCCGTGTACGAAGGTTGCGAGGCTACCCACGTTGGCGGCGTCGGCTATGGCGCGCTCGCGGCTTCCCTCGTCGTCGGTGTCGTAGGTGTACTCCTGTATCGGCATTCCGAACACTTCGGAAAACTGCGACCAGTCGCCGGTGGTGTTGCGCTTGTAGATCACCCATGGCGCGGCCTTGGCGAGAAGGCCGAGGTCGTCGGGGCTGCCCACGAAGAGCAGGTCGGCATATTCCTCCCAGGAGATTCCCGTGATGTCGGTCTGGTGACGCAGGATGATGCGGCGCACGGGGTCGGCGTGCTTGCGGGGCACGAGGTTATAGTCGATCCATTCCCCGTCTCTGAAGAACTGGCAGAGCGAGAAGCCCCAGAACCGGGCGTCGATTATGTCGCTCACAAGCCTTGAGAACCACGGGGAGCGGATCTGCGAGTTTACCTTCTCGTCCGGCTTCCCGTCGCGCCGGAACTCGATGTCGGAACAGAGCACGGCGTTGCGCCGCTTCTCGATGACACACGACAGGTGGGAGTCCATGAGTATGTCGGCATAAAGGTCATATAACTTATATCGGCGCGGGAAGTCAACGTTCTCGGCCGCCCTTATCGCCGAGGTGTAGTCGAATATGTCAATGCCGAAGCGTTTCGGCTGTGTCAGGATGATCACGTTGGGACGTGTCTGCCCCGGACGCGGCATGTTTCCTCCGGATGTTATCAATCCCGGGCTTCCGGTCCCCGGATTCTTTTTTCTTCTGCTCATAATGGGATCTTTTACATGTGGCTGACTCGTCTGGGATTGCTGCTTATGCGAAATGACGCACCGGAGATGCGCTCATCCTCCGGCAACAGGGGCGCACCCTCTATCGATATGTTCTCCCGGGCGACCGCCTTAAGCCATTCCACAGCGCGCTCATACCTGTCCTTTCGGATAGGGGAAAGCTTCTGGGGATTGTGGATGCAGAAAATATGGTAGACGGCGATGTCGAGAGCCATCATGAGGACAAGCTGGTGGCGATCTTCTCCGGAAGCGGAAAATATGCTGTCGCAGTCATATCGTTTCGCCAGATAGCAGCGCATCTCGGCTATGGCCCTGTCCTCGCATATCTCCACGACAGTGTCGTCTGAGCGCGTCAGCGCGTCGAGGATGTCGCGGTGGATGGAGGCGTCATAATCGGAAAGTTGGATGAATTGGCTCATTATTTTTAGTCATTAGTTCTTTAGTCATTGGTCGTTAATCCTTTAAAGTCATAATCTTCTCTTGTTGCGCCGGCTTATCTCCGACCGGGAACGGATCACGGGGGTCTCGACCTTGCGCAGGATCTCGTCCAATATGCGGTTTCCTCCCTCGACGGCGTCGGGTCCGTCGGCGGGATAGCGCAGATTCATGGTGAAAAGCCGGAACTGGTCCTCGAGCTCCTTCATGTGGGGATTGTCGCGCTCAGCCTCGTTGAGTATCAGGTTCCCCTCGCGGTTCATCGGCTCAAGGTTTGCCTCTATACGGGTCGCCTTGTCAGTCTTTTTGCGCTCGTCAGGACGGATATACAGCTGTATGCCCCTCTCTTTCCGAACTTTGGCGACAAGGGGGCGGAACACCTGCTGGAAGAATGGATCCTGCAGCTTGTTGTTCTCCATGTAGCAGTATACCGGAAGCGAGTCACCGACAGACTCAAGCATCTGCACGTACCAGTCGATGAACTCCGCGTTGAGAGACTTGGCAAGCCGGGATTTTATCACATACAGCTTTCCGTCGAGCTTGCCGAGCAGCATGACCGCCTTGAACGATTTCCCCTTCTTGGCCTTGCTCTCTCCCGGCGAAGGGTCGCCATATGCCACGAGGAATCTGAATTTCTTAAGAGAGGGCACCTTGCCATATGTCACAGACCCGAACACTTCCCCGGCGGATATGGGGTTGTTGAAATACTCCCCCTGCGCCGCCTTGGTGGAAATCTTCGAGAGGGTGCGGTCGATAAACTCCTCCGAGTTTTTCTCCGGCCAGGTTGACCTGTCCTCCCTGTCGCGTATGTTGACAATATCCCAATGGTCGGCCATGTCTCCGGCGCGGACCACGCAGCAGTCTTTCGCGATGATGTTGCCGCAGAACACGATCAGCGTGGGGGTGGAGATGGATCGTGTGGGATAAAGAGCCTTCTCCCACCACTCCCACCGCTTCTGGATGATGTCGGGGTTCTTGCAGTCCTCGTCGGTGTCGAAATCATCCACGAGCAGCACGTCAGGGCGTGCCGCCTCGTTGCGCGATCCACGGGGAGACTGCCCGGCGCCGAGGGCACGGAATGCTGCGCCCCCTTTTGTCAGGAACTCGTCTTCGGTCCAAGACCCCGGAGTCATCTGCTGTCCGTAATATACGATGATCCGTCCGTTCGCCTCAAGCATGGCCCGGTATGGGGCGAGCAGCCTGACCGCGTTGTCCTTCGAGTTGGATGTAAGGATCACGTTGCGCTTGCGCCCGGTCAGGACCAGATACAGGATGACGCACATGGTGACGGTGGACTTCGCGAGCTCACGGCTCCATGAGAGGACCTCAAACCATTCGTCGTTGGCAATGATGCGCCGGATGGCACGTCGGTGGAATGCAGCGAACTCGCTTTTGACATAAGGCGCGCAAAAGAACTTGATCCATTCTATGGGCCGTGCCTCGAGATAAACGCGGTGCTTCTCACGTTCGGCATGGGTCATGGTCCGGTCGACGGGAGTGGACCGCGATATGTCGTCTTTGAATTTCGCCCAGTCCTGCAGGGCAATCTTGTCGGCCTGTCTCATAGCTTGTCCTTTATATAGGCATCTGCGATTCCGGTCAGTTCCTTCGCCTTCCCGATGTCATGGGGCCGCACCCATTCGATAAGCCCGGTCAGGACACTGATCGTGTCGGCAATGCCGATCTCCTGTTCCATTTTAGATATTGCCGCCGCCAGTTTGCCGAGTATGTCCGCCTCCTTCGACGTCGCATATCGCTCGCCTTCCGGACGGCCGGCGATAGCCCGGTTGATCTCCGCCACCTGCCGGTAGAGATTCGCCACCTGTTCCTGTCTGGTCAGGGTGATACCCGCCTTCTGTTCCTCCCACTTCCCGGAGCGCACCCAGTTTGACACCGTCACGCGTGAGCAGCCCACCCTGTCGGCTATCTCCTGCTGGGTGAGGTTCTCCCGGAGGTATAATGTCTTTGCCCATTCCTTTTTCTGGGCGTTGGTCAAATCTTCCATAAACTTTAGAATTATGATGCAAAGTTGCCATAAAAAAGGGAATCGGCGAAAGGGCATTCCGCATCATGCAACTTTACGGCGGCATGATAACGCCATAAGACGGCATGATAAAACCGACGTTTTCACAGCCCGTTGTTTTATCGCAATTTTGCACCGTAAACATCGGGCGGATCGCCCCAGACACAATGACAATGAACAGATACCGGAACATACATACCTCGCCGGACGGCAGCCTCACCATCTTCCTTTACGGGGAGATCGGAGACTACTGCGACATCAAGAGCGGCAACATAGTCTCCGAGTTGAAGAGCGCAGAGAACGCCGGCACACGTATTGACATACGCATCAACTCCATCGGGGGCGACGTGTACAGCGGGATAGCCATATTCAACGCCCTCAAGGGGAGTCCCGCCGACATACACATCTATATAGACGGCGTGGCGGCGAGCATGGCGGCTGTCATAGCGCTCTGCGGGAAGCCCGTCACGATGAGCAAATACGCGAGGCTGATGCTCCACAGCGTCAGCGGAGGCTGCTATGGCAACAAGACCGAGCTCCGCCGGTGCATCGACGAGATACAGTCGCTTGAGGACAGCCTCGCAGACATGCTCGCCGCAAGACTGAAGACCGGGAAAGAGGAGGTGAAAAAGACTTACTTTGACGAAAGCGACCACTGGCTGACCGCCGGGGAAGCCTTGTCGCTCGGACTTGTGGACGGAATCTATGACGCAGACCCGGTGCCGGAAGACAGCACACCGGAACAGATATACAGCATATTCAACAACCGGCTTGAGAAGCCACAAAATGACAAGCAGATGAATTTGGACGAAATCAAAAAGCGTCCGCGCTTCAAGGACTGCGCGGATGACGCCGCCGTGCTCAGGGAGATAGACACCCTCGAGAAGGCCGCGGAGAAGGTGCCCGGTCTGGAGACCGAGAACCATGAGCTCAAGACGAAGGTGGAGGACTACGAGGCCAAGGCCGCGGCCGCGGAGGAGACGGAGCGCACCTCCCTTCTCGACGCCGCGGAGCAGGACGGCCGCATCAACGCCCAGACGCGCCCCACGTTCGAGAACATCCTGAAGCGTGACATGGCCGAGGGAAAGGCCGCGCTCGCCGCGCTGACCCCGAAACGCAGCGTCATGGAGGACATCCACCGCAAGACTGACGGAGAGGGGCCATGGGCACGACGCATGAAAGAGATAAAGGGCAGTCTCGGAAAGTAAAACCAAACAACAATCATAACCACTATGGCAATAGTAGTAAGAAACACAAATTACAGCGGCGAGGTGTTGGAAAACATCCTTGCCGTCGCCACCACCGGCAACGAGCTTGTCTCCAAGGGCCTGATCATGGTGATCCCGGGTGTGGAAAAGGAAATCAGCGTGCCACGCCTCAGGGCCGGCAAGATGCTCCAGAAGCGCAAGGAGGATCCGCAGAAAGCGGATGCCAAGGGAGAATTCGAGTATTCCGAGAAGAAGCTCGACCCCGAGGACTTCATGGCCTTCACGGTGTTCAATCCGAGGACATTTGAAGATATCTGGCGCCCGTTCCAGCCAAAAGGGAACCTCGTGTTCTCCGAGCTTCCCCCGGAAGTGCAGAACAAACTGCTTGAGACCATGTCGAAGCAGGTTCAGTTCGAACTTGGCTGGCACTATATAAACGGTGTCTACGCCAAGGAGGGGGACGACAACCTTATGAACGGCATCCTGACCCAGGCGGCCAAAGACGAGGACTGCATCATTGTCAAATGCGCGTCAAAGAGCATGATCGACCGTCTCTATGCCGTGCTGGACTCCATACCCGAGGCAATGCTGGAGCATCCCAATCTCCGCATCCTTATGTCGAAGAAGGATTTCCTGAAATATGACAAGGAGCTCACGGAGCGCGAGCATAAGAACTCCGACGAGACGAGGATAAACGAAAAGACCTTCAAGGGTATAAAAATAGAGACTGTCTCCTCCTGGCCTTCCGACGTGCTCCTGGCCACGCTTTGCTCCCCCGATGCTGACGGCAACCTTTTCGCCGCCGTCAACCTTCAGGATGACGAGAGCGTGATCCAGATCGACAAACTGAGCAATGCGAGCGAGCTCTACTTCTTGAAGCTGTTGATGAAGGCAGACACCAACATCGGCTTCGGTGAAGAGATCGTGGTGTTTGACGGCCGCGAGAATCCGGTCTTCAAACCTGTGCCCGCCATTCCCGATGAAGGACAGGAGACCGGCAAGACTCCGGAGGAGGGAGTGTAAACAGCGATGGACAGCCTGCTCGACTTCCTGATGTTCGCGCTTCCCGGAGGCTTTATAGGCAGCGTGTTTACATGGTTTGTCAGCCGCCGGGAGCATAACAACGACATGCTCTCGAAGCTGCAGGCTTCCATCAACATGCTTTCGGAGGAGAACAGAAAGATACTTGCGGAGAATGTACAGCTAAGAAGGGAAAACGCCGCCCTGCAGGCCAATCAGGAGGAGATCCTGCAGAAGCAGCGGGCCCTCCTGAGAGAGGTGGAACACCTCCGCAGCGAGATAACCAAACTGACAAATGGAAACAATGAGACATATAATCAGATGGGGAACGCTGATCATAATGACAGCGGCTGCATTGATGGCGGCAGGATGCGCGTCGACGAGACACGGGGAGAAATCCCTATCGAGGGAGGAGATATCGACAACCGTGTCAGAATCACGCGATACGCTGAAGAGCGGACTGTCGACGGACGCGATGACAAAGATCTCGGGGCTGAGGGGGCAACTGACGACCCGGCTTGTCACTGCGGCGGGGATTGCGGAGGAGTCCGCGAGGCTGGGGCTGCCGATCCGGAACCTCCTTGACCTTCCGGAAGGTGCCGGGTATGTCTCCCGCCAGGGACGGGCCGGGATCGAATTACGCCGGAACGGAGACAATATCGAGGTGACAGGACATTGCGACTCTATCAACAGGCTCTACATGTATTATCTGAACGAGAGCATGGAACAGACCCTGGAGATCGACAGCCTGCACCGGGAACTGGCATGGCAGCGCGAAATCAGCGATGCCCGGGCAGCCGAACTCAGGACACTGCAAGAGAAGGCCGACGAGAAGACAGACAGGCCTTCCCAAACGTGCCATTGGTGGACTATCGCGGGATTCGCGGCGGGTCTGCTGTGCGCCTCTCCGGCAAGGAAGCTTATAAACAGAATAAAAACTTTTCTAAAAAGATAAGTCATGGTATATGCAAACGACGGATACATCATGCTGCTCGACGCGGTGATGTTCAACAATAAAAAAATCGGCAACATTTCCGACGACGGAATCGACTGGGGAGGCGACTCGGCGGAATACATCAAGCTGTGGGCCGCACAGGTGCGCAACGCCCCGGTAAAGAAGATCAAGAAGAAGGACGGCACCAACGTTCTCAAGTTCACGCTTATCGAACTCCTGCCCCAGAACTGCAAGGACGTGATGGGAGGCACCGTCACCGGCGAACGCTGGGATGCGCCCGCCGATTCCGTGAGCCTTGACGGACCCCTTAAGATACTCGCCGGCACCGGTCAGACCATAGAGATAAAGAACATGACCCTCGACGGACTTGTCCGCGGCAAGATAGGCGGCGACAGCGCCCTCGGCATAGAGTGCGAGCTGGAGATGGTCAAGCCGGCAGACGGAGGTTCCCCCTTCTCAATGTACCCGACCGTCCCCTTTATTTCCGCCACCCCGACCCAGCTCTCCTTCTCCAAAGACGGAGGGGACAAGACGATAGAGATCGACGCCTCCGGGCCCTTCACGGCAGGTCCGCTTCCCGCCGGTTTCTCCATGGAGATAGTCAACGGCCGAATAACGGTGACGGCATCCGCCAACACCGGGGCTGCCCGTAACGGCACAGTCGAGTTCATCCTTGCGGCGGATCCATCGAAAAAAGCCACCGTCTCCCTGTCGCAGGCGGCGAGTGCCTAATCCATGGACCGGGAGATTGAAATAGAGGCGGCGGATGCCTTGCTCGATGTCGGGGTATCTTTGCCACTGATCCGGATAAAGATACCTTTCCGGCGCAGACCTCTCCGGATAAGGATGACCATGAGACGGCCCTGTCTCGGCAACCAGATCCGGATCGCAAGACTGTATCTTGAGACCGGAGTCTCCCATGAGGAGATGGCGCGGTTCAACAAGCACGAGGAACTCGCCTTCATGGCGCTTCATGGAGTCAGGGTCAGCAAGATGGTGGCGCTTACGATATGCCGCGGCAGACTTACAGGAAGGTTGCTCACCCCTCTGGTTGCGTGGATGCTTCGATGGATGGTCGACGATCTGTGGGTGCAGGGCGCCAACATGCGCTTCATCACATTGCTGGGCACCAAGTCTTTTATGAACATTATCGGATCGGTGGAACGGGTGAATCCCCTGTCGCCGAGGACGAGCCAAAAAAGGAGGGGGAGTTAACCACCGAGTATGTCGGGAGCCATAGCCCCTTCGGGATTGTGTGGCAGATAGCCGCCGCCACCGGCTGGAGCCGCGACCACATATTATGGAAAGTGAACTACCAGACCCTGCGCATGATGCTTGCCGATGCCCCACATTACGAGAGACGGCGCAAAGGGAAGCCAGACTGTAAGGGAAAAGGAGTAAAGCCTAAAAGCGTGGCAGGATTTTTTCAAACAAGATTGCACGACAAATAACGAGATATGAAACCCGTAGAGATAGAATTCCTCATGCGAGACAAGCTGACTCCCGGTCTTGACAAGGCCGGGCAGTCGGCCGAATCCCTAGGAGACAAGGCGGAACAGGTGGCTAAAAGCATAACCGACCGCATTGCCGCCCAGAAGGAGCAGATCAAGTATGTCGAGAACTGTCTGCGGGATCTCCGGAAACAATATGCCGCCCTGGGGCCGGGAAGGGCCCAGCTGGAGATGCGTGCCGAGATTGAGGCATGTACGAAAGCCCTTGAGGAAGACAGGCAGATCCTTGCCTCCCTTGAGGAGGAGCACAATAAAACGACATCGTCGACCAAACGGCTGTCGATGGAACTGAGGGGACTGCTCGACGCGATGGCGCGCATGCGCCTCGAGGGTAGGCAGAACTCGCAGGAATATCAGGAGATGGCATCGAAAGCCGCCACCCTGTCTGACACTATCGGCGACCTGCGCGCCCAGACAAACATCCTCGCGCATGACGATGCCGGGCTTCAGGGTGTCATGAGCGGGATCAACGGCCTGTCCGGACTGTTTACCGTCGCCACCGGAATTATGGGGACGTTCGCCTCCGAGAACGAGGATCTCATAAAGATCCAGACACGGGTGCAAAGCGTGATGGCTGTCACCATGGGGCTGCAGCAGGTCTTCAACACGCTCAACAAGGACTCTGCCTTCCGGCTGGTTACAGTCAGGAAAGCCAAGGATCTTCTTACCTCGGCAAACACAAGGCTTGCCGCGTCGCTGGGCATATCGAACGCAGCGGCCTCCGCGCTCATGGCGACGCTCACTTTGGGGTTGTCGCTTGTCGAGACCGGTCTTGTCGTGGCGTGGAACAAATATTCCGACGCACAGGAGGAAGCTGCCGGAAAAGCCCGCGAGCTCATGGAGATTGAAAGTTCTGCCCGCACCCAGATGATCAAGACGCGTTTTGAGATTGAGAATACCACCCGGACTCTTAAAGGCTTTACCGGCACCAAAGAGCAGGAACGTGTGAAGGTAGAAGAGCTCAACCGCAAGTATGGCGAGAGCTTCGGATATTACAACACCATTGCCGAGTGGTACGACATCCTGACCCAGAAAGGCGAAGACTATATCCAGATGCTTTTCTTGCAGGCCAAGGCGCAGTCGCTGGTCGACAAAGCGGTCAAAGCAGACGAGGAGGTGGCGGCCATTGAGGCAAACGGAGTTGAGCACTACAGACCGATATTTGGCAAAGGTGGCAAGGTATATCAATTTTTCGGTGGTAACAACAAGGGGCAGTTCGGCACTGATCCGGCAGAACTGGCATATAACAAAGCCCTGAAGGAAGCCACTGAGAAAAGTCGCGGGTATCTTGCCGAGGCGGAGGAATTACAACGTCAGATGGAGGAACTGCGCGAGAAATCGCATATCGGCGGCTTCACCGCCCCTGAGGTTTCCACAGTTCCGACAGGCAACCCGGGAAAAAACACGCCTAAGAACACCCTTGCCGAGATGGAACTCGAGGCCGCCCGGCGCATAGAGGACCGTCGCCTTGACATCATACGGGAGGGATACGAGAAGCAGCGTTCCGAAGCCCTTCTCAACTTCGAGAGGGAGAAGGAACGTATCGACAGTGAGGAACGCCAGAGAACCGAGCTGTATGACAGGCTCAAGGATGCCGGGGAAAAGGTGACGCCCGGGCAACTTGCCAACATACATGCCCAGGCCGCCGCCCAGCGGGCACTCGCCGCGCAGGTATACGACATGACCACCGCCGACATCAAGGCCAGAGAAGACAGCGATGCTGCCGACCGACATAAAAAACGGGAGGAGGAACTCCAGACATTGTTGGCAAAATATCAGGACTATGAGGCGCAACGCGCGGCGATAACGCGTCAGGGGAATGAGGATATAGCTGCCCTTGAGGCCGCGCGTACCGAGGAGAACGGAGAGGAGATTGACCGTGCCATTGAGGTGGCCCGCGAGAAGGTTCGTCAGGGAATACAGTCCATCAACGATGAGGAGGCCCGCAGCATGTCGAAGGACAATGACTTCCTCCGTAGTCTGTTCGGCGATTACTCAAGCATGAGTATGGACGCTCTTCAGAAGCTGATTGCACAGGCCCGGATACTCCGTGATTATCTGAACGGGAAGGGAACTTCCGAGGGTCTTACATTCATAACTGACGGGCAGCTCGAAAATATCGAGGCAAGCCCTGCGGAGCTTGACAGACTGAAAAAGGCACTCGACAAACTTCTTGAAGGCGGCAGGAAGGACGGAAGCTCCAACAAGTGGGAGCGGATATTCCAGACATTCAAGACCGGGATATCCGGCTTGCGGGGAGCCAAAGGATTCAACGAAATAGCCGGCTCTATCGGAACAATCGCTGGGGCGGCTCAGGAAGCCGGGGCGGAACTGGAGGCAATGCTTGATCAGATGGGTGAGGATGAAGCCGCGGACGCTGTCAACGGAGTGCGACAGGTATTGGGCGCGGTCTTAAACATCGGTCAGGGATTCGCCAAGGGTGGACTTGTCGGAGGCATCGGCGCGGCAGTCGGAGAGGCAACAAAATTCCTTGCCTCCGCATTCGCGGCGGAAGCCCGCCACAAGGAGGCATTGAAAGAGATTGACCGAGCCAGACTCGACTTCCAACGCCAGTACAATCTCCTGCTCCTGCAGCAGAACCTTCTGATGAAGGATGCGGAGAGCATTTTCGGAGAGAAACAAGTTGCCAAGGCAGCCAACGCCATAGAGGTATACCGCCGGGCATTGTCCAATCTCAAGGAGGAATTGCAGGGAGATACTCCGGCAATGACCTTTGCTGAGCGGCTCACCGACGATGCCGCCGGAACATTCCGCAGCCGCCTGAAGGCTTACAACGACGGGATAGGCGCTCTCTACAATGCCCAAATCGTCACAGGCCATAAGAAGACCGGTCTGTTCGGCTGGGGCAAGGGTAAGGATCTTTACAGTTCCATCCTGAGCGTTTATCCCGAGCTCATAAAGTCTAATGGCGAGCTTGACACCGAGATGTTGCGCGTAATTCTTGATACGCAGAAGATGAGCGACGAGACACGGAAATATCTGGAGAACCTTATCGAGCTGAAAGGCGCTATGGACGAGGCGGAGGAATCGCTTGAGAACTATCTTGCCGAGATGTTCGGCAGTCTTGGATCCGGAATCATGGACGCGGTGACATCCGCTCTGCAGGGAAGCGGGAACGCTCTCGAGAATTTCGCGGCAAACGCCGCCGGCGTGCTTGAGGATCTTGGAGAACAGATTGCATACTCGCTCTTCTTCGCCGATAAATTCGCGGATCTTCAGAAGGATCTGAAAGAAGTGTACGGCAGCGGCAAGGGCGAGGAAGCCATAGCCAACGATGCCATGGGAGTCATTGACTCTTTCTATGACAACATAGGGAAGAATGTCGATGCCGCGCAGGCTTGGATGGAGGCGTGGCAGGAGAAGGCCGCCTCAATGGGTTTCGATCTCTGGAAAAACGATGAGTCAGGAGGATCATCCCAGAACGCCCGGGCAGGAGTTTACACTGCGATGAGTCAGGAGCAGGGAACCAAGCTTGAAGGCCTCTTCACGAGTGTGGCGATGCACGCCGCCTCGATCGACGAGATTCTTGACGGCTTCATGGACACCTTCGGCCAGCTGTGCGACACTGTCGGCAAGATACTTGAGAATGTGGAGTCACTCCCCGCCATGGCGGAGGACATTCACGAATTGCGAACCAACGGAGTAAAACTGAGAACGCTATGAAGGATATAATGGAAGGACTGCTATACATAAACGGACGCGATGTCTGGACCGATTTCGGTGCGTGGCTCACGGAAGACAAAGAGAGAGAGACAAAGAACTACTCCGCCCTGCAGAAACCTCCGGCGACTAAAAGCCATGTGGCTGTAAGTTTCCGGGAACAGGATGGGGAGAAGCTTCCCAAAAAACTCATGCAGAAATGGGAGCCGCGCGACATAACGTTGAAGTTCGCCATCTCCGCTTCCGACAAGGCTTCTTTCCTCGCCCGGCGAGACTCGTTCATAAAGTTCCTGAAGGATGGCGCCGACGGATGGCTTGACATGGAGGTGCCGGAACTTGGCCGCTCCTACCATACATATTACAAGGACTGCTCGGATTACGAGCATCTGGAAGACATCGGCGACGGTCTGGTGGCAGCGAGATTCACAGTCAAATTCCACGAACCGAAACCGGAATTCTAACAGTATTAAAACAGCATTTCAATGGAGTTTAAGATATATTCAAGCGACGGGGATCTGAAGCTTACGGTGGAACCCAAGGACAGCAGCACACAGGCGGAGGGGATACAGGCAGGCAATGTCCTGAATGTTTCCTTCATCCTGCCCGAACGCGTGATGCTTGAGGTGAACGATTACGCGGACTTCCTGGGCCGGCGCTACTGGCTCACAGAGAGATACCGTCCTGTGCAGAAGTCCACGGTGGAGTGGGAATACTCGTTGAAGCTTTTCGGGCTTGAGAACCTGATATCCCGGTTCCTGGTACTCAACACCACCGACGGGATCGACGAGCCTGTTTTCTCCCTGACCGCCCCTCCCCGGGAACACGTGGCCCTCATCGTCAGATCAATCAATGACGGATTCGACACCTCCGACTGGAAAGTGGGTATTGTCGATGGAGCTGACAATATTGTCGTGGACTATCACGGCAAATACTGCGACGAAGGACTCAAGGCTATTGCCGACGCGACCGGATCCGAATACTGGATTGAGGGAACCACGGTCAACCTATGCCGCTGTGAGCATGGTGAGCGTGTCACTCTCGGCTACCGGAACGGACTGACAAAGATACAGCCTGACGTGGCTGACAATGCCAAGGTTTATACCCGTCTGTTTCCTACCGGATCATCCAGGAACATCGACCCTGTAAAATACGGTCATAGTCGGCTGCAACTGCCGCATGGAGCGCGATACGTGGATATAAACACCGACAGGTACGGCATAATCCACCATTATGAAGAGAATGCATTTGCAGGGATATTCCCGCGCTATACCGGCACAGTCAGCAGTGTTCGGTCAGAGGAACGTGCCGATGAGAACGGCGAGAGTTTCACCGTCTATTATTTCAAGGATGAAAATCTGCCCTTCGATCCGAACGAATACGAAATCGGAGGATTGGTCAAACGTGTGACGTTTCAGGAAGGGAGTGAGCTTGCCGGACTCGGGAGCGACGACAACGGCACCCATTATTTCGAGGTCAACTTTGACAGCGACTCCCGGGAATTTGAGATAATCACCCGGTTCGATGACTCCGGACAGTTGCCGGGAGGAGTGTTGGTTCCCAAGCCGAGCGACCGATACATACCTTGGAACATGAGGATGCCTGACGAGTATTACGCTCTTGCAGAAGCGGAATATCTCGAGGCCGTGAATGAATACAACCTCCGTCACTGTGTCGATGTGTCGTGCTTCAAAGCTCCCACAGATTATCTGGACATTGAGGAGCGTGGACTCGAGTTCCATGTCGGCCAGCGGGTCAGACTTGAAAGCGAGGACTATTTCCCGGAAACCGGCTATAAGAACAGCCGTATAACGAAGATTACTCGCAAGATCAACCGCCCGTCGCAGATGGATCTTGAAATCTGTGACGCGCTCTCCACCGGTGCCCTCGAGAAAATAAAGGGAAATATCGATGAAGTCAAGGCATACGTGCAGATGTCGCGTGGCAGCCTCCCCGACATTATCAGGACAGGAGACGGCACGCGTTTTACAGACTCTAATCTCCTGAGCGCACTCCGGACCTTGAATGATTTCATTAGCAAGACCCGCGACGACCGGACGCCGTATGACCTGGCGGTCGGGGGGATGCTGACGGCGGAGCAGGGCTGGCAGACGAAAGGGTTTGTCGGCGGTCTTACCGGTCTTGGCGGGATGGTGTCGAAGGATGGCGACGGGAAGCTGCGGTCGTTGATGCTCAGGGAGTGGCTGGAGGTGCCGGAGTTGCGCTACAATCGCGTGGAGATTTCAATCGGCAATGATTGGGCGGCTCCTGGCGGAGGCATCATCGAGAGCGTGGAGCCTGACGTGGACCCTGCCACGGGGCAGACGCTCAGGACAGGCACCGTCACGCTGCATCTTGAAGACGGGGAAATCGGGGCGGTGGCCGACGACGACATCTGTCAGGGAATCTTCCACGATGGTGTCGACCCTGCCAACAACTCAACGGTGGACTCCGACGACGGGCGCGGCAATTTCCTCTTTTCGGGATTCCATACCGTCTATTTCCGAATCACAGACATCTTGGAGACCGGAAGGAACAGCAAGTTCCGCTACATGCTCCGTCCGACCTCGGCCAACTGGCTGCATTCCTTCCATCCGTCGGCGGCGATGCACTTCGTCGGCTACGGCAACTTCACGAAGAAGGACAGACAGAACTCGCGGTATTCGACGCGCACTTATGAGCGTTACCTACGCGACGTGGCCGACTGGGAGTTCGGGGAGGCCAACATAGCGGCCCAGTTCGGAGATTTGAGCAACCTGACAATCGGGGGTGTGAACATGTATGGCTATTCGGCCTATCTCGACAACATCTACATGTCGGGGACGATCAAGAACATCACGTCGGCGCCGCTCCGGATGGAGATAGACCTCGAAGGGGATAATTTCATCTCCTTCGGGGAGACGAAGAAAGTGACTTGCAGGGTCTACAAGGGTTGGGACGAAGTGACTGCCGACGTGACGCAATGGGCGGTGAGCCGCGACAGCGGTATAGTCCAGGATGATGCGGCATGGGCATTGAAGCAGAAGGTGAAAGACTTCGCGGGCATGCTCGACATATGCTTCACGGCAGCGGAGAACGACATAGGGAGCAATTCTAACACGACAAGCACCCTCTTCACCTTCACGGCCAAGATGGCTGACCCTACGCAAACGGCAACATATCAATTAGCAATCTGAGGATATGCAAAGCAACAGAAAAAGAGTAAGAAAGGATTTCGCCCCGTTGACGATGGCCGTGTCGCTGAAATGCACGACCTTCGCCTCGCCCACGACGCAGGTGCTCAACGGAGGGAACAATGAATACGAACCAGACAGGGAGCTAACGCCGACGGAGATACTGCCGGAGGTGGTGGCCAACGCTACGGACGGGTCGTGGCCTAATCCGTATTCCAACGCGGAGCTTGCCGACATGAGGTGGTTTGTCAATGGCAAGAACATCTCGACTCTGTCGGATTGGGCGGGGAAATATACCATCGAGCAGAACGGCTCCATGCGCGGGGCGATAAGCATCTCGAAGAACATCTCGCCGGGGCAGCAGGTGCAGCTCCATTTCGAGGCGGTGCTTGCCGATCCCCGGCTTGGCGTGAACATTCCAGTAGTGACCGACCCTATCCCGCTCTCCACCATTGAAAAGGCCGACGATGGCTATTCCATCTCGATCGGCGACAGCTCCATCATACAATATGACCCGATGAAGGACAGGCTCGCGCTGTATGAGTACAAGGTGGCGCAGGGACTGATGGCGGCATCTGCTGCTGCCGAGGCTGCCGCGACAGACAAGTGTGCCTACCGTCATGAGATACCCATCGACGTGATGCACGGCAAGACGAAGATAACGACCGGATACACGCTGAAACTCTATCGAGTCAATTCCGTGACCTCCCTGACCGAGCTTAAGGCTGGGCAGGAGGAAGTCGAGGCTTTCACGCCCACGTCGGTCGTTCTCGACCTCCGGCTCATTGCGAAGTCCACCTACATCGTCAAGGCTTTCGTCGGGAGCAAGGAGGTGGCTATGGTTCAGTTCGGGGTCAACCGGATATTTCAGAAATACACCATCTCCCCCACGAACGGCACGGACATCCACCCTGCCGACACGGAGCGGATTGATCAGGCGATGGTGGATTGCGACGGCAATATTGTGGAGTGTCCGGGAAGCATACTGAGGATAGTATGGTATACCGACACGGAGGCGAAGAAGGGCGTGAAGCACAACGAAGGGGATACGACCCTTTTTCAGCTTGCGAAGACAGGCATCGGCAACACGTATGCCGACAGCTGGATGGAGACGTATACCGAAGACTGCTACAAGGATGAATACAAGTTTGCCACGGAGGGAGCGGACTATTGGACGGACGCTTCGGGCAACAGATATATTTTCAATTAGGGGATTAATCGAGATTAAAAAAACGGACAACATGAAATACGTAATAGCGTCATATGCGGCTGTGGAGCGTCAGGGGTGGCATCCGGCATCAAAGGACACCAAGGAGGGGCGCGTCGTGCTGAACGAGAACGAGCTGCTCTACCAATATCCGGACAAGACCTTGGAGCAATCGGCAGAGATTGTCGATGGTGTCATTGTCTCGCGCATCTCCGCGCTTGACTTCATCACGGGCAGGAAAACATTAAACGAAATAGAGGAGGAATCGAAGATATGAGCCAGTATTCTACACAAGGCAGCGTGACCATAAAGCGTCTGCGCAACGGCGACAGCCTTTTCATAACATTGGAGAGCAACGGCATCCCGCTGTATCAGGGTGTTGACACGTCTTCGGGAGCTGTGGCTCCGAATTGGACGGTGGCAGCCAATCAGCCTGTGCTGACCCCGAAGGTGACATCATCTATGGGCAATACGGTGGTCAGGAGCATGCACCAATGGAGATACAACGGAGTGACGCTGCTCTTCACCGGTGCAACGTCGGGGGATTGGCGCACGGACAGCACCGGGAAGTTCCAGCTGAACATATCGACGGGCAGCGACGCTGGGGCGATCAAGATAATAGCCAATCTTGCCAACCCGAATGCCGTGGCCAACGGACAGCTCGAATATAGCTGCGTGGCGACGGTGGGAGGCGTGAACTACAACGTCAGCAAGACCCGCGACGTGGTGATCCAGAACATGGGTTCCTCCTCGGCCTACGGCTACATCGTGGCATCTCCGGAGGCGATAGACTCCGACCATCCCACGTCAACGCTTAAGACGGGATTACAGATGGGGGCGAGTGTGATTACGTCGTACCACGTCAAATGGTGGAAGGATGATACTCCGTGGCCTGCCAAGGACGGACAGAAGCAGATAACGGTTGGACGCGGCGACGTTGACGGCACCCAGCTTTTCATTGCGGAGTTTTATTTGAAGTCCACTGACACGACTCCCGTCTGTCGCGCAGGGTCTTACATCATCGACTCGCTCGACGAGTTTGGCATGAACTTCGACATCATTTCGGCCAACAAGGAGGTCGCCCCGGGGCTTCCGGTGACGGTCAAGGGCAAGATTATCAATATGCGCACAAAGGCGGTGTTTGCCCCTGCAAACCCGGTGTGGCGACTCGACGTGATGGACAAGGACACATGGGCGGTCATAAAGACAAAAGCCTCCGACACAATCGACGTGACCACAACGGAGACCGACCGCAACGGAAAGCAGAACGATGTGGAAGTCGTGGGGGAAGTATCGTGGAGCTAACACGGAACAACAATAACAATCTATAAAACAGAATAATATATGGGAAATATGAATTTGGGCAACGCCCCGAAGGTAACGTCAGCATTGAAAGGGAACTCCATACTCATCGAAGTCAGCGGTTCCATCAGGCGCATGACGATAGACGATTTCATGAACGCCATCAACAGCGGCGACGAGATGCTGTTGCGTCAAGTGGCGTTGGGAGTGCCAATCAAGCATAATCAAAGCTCCTCGGAATGGGGAGTAATTGGCAATCTCGGAGCGAGGGCTGAGTATGAGGAGCGTTGCGGTCGCTATCTCGTGACGAATTCGGGCATGGCGGCTAAAATATCCCCAACCAATTCGGGAGTGTTCGCCGACGGTACGACCGTGGACGAGACTAAGGGCCACGTGATGTTCATCGGGCCTCGCCTCTATTATATCGTCAAGCGCGACGAGGCATCCGGACTTGACTACCTTTGGCTGTCGCAGCTACCCATCGGAGGACATTATATCGGCAATTGCCACAATGACGAATATGTCTGCATCGGGGCATACAAGGGCAGCATGTCGGGCACGGCGTTGGTGTCGCGCTCCGGGGCATCCATTGCCGGAAGCAAGACAATCGAAGCGTTCTGGAACGCGGCTCAGATCAACGGCAAGGATTGGGGTCTGACAAACTACGACCACCAACGCTACATGCTTATGCTTGCCCTCGGCCATTACGGCAGTCCCAATATTCAGGTGAAGCTCGGCAACGGCATAAGCGGCGACGGAGGATGGAAGGACGTATATGGAGAGGCCGCGAAGATAAAGACCGGGGCGACAAAGTCGCTTGGCGACGCTCTCGCTAAGATAGCCATCCCCAATATTGTCAACGGCTCAACACAAACGAGCAATTCGTCGAGGGTCAATCTTTTCGGCATCGAAGACCCCTATGGGTGGCAGTTTGAGATGATTCAGGGAATTTATTTCGGCAACTCGGCCAATGCCTCTCAGTCGGGTACTGAGGTCTTCATCTATGAAGGCAACCGTATGCCGACCGCCGCCGAGCTGACCACGCATCCCAACGGCAAGTACCGCCAGCTGACCCGAATGACAGCGACATCCAACATAGAGGGGTTCGTCACGAAGATGGTAGTAGGGGAATATTTCGACCCGATTGCCACTGCTTTCGGAGGTGGTGCAAACTCATATTGGGGAGACTATGCCTACACGAACAACACAGGCCAGCTGTGTCTTTGGGGCGGCTCCGCGAATCACGGTTCGTATTGCGGTCTCGCGTACGTGTACTCGCCGTACGCTTTCTCGTCCTCGCCCTCGAATTTCGGCTCTCGCCTTGCTTACTACGGCACGTTAACGTTCACGTCGGGCAAGCAATTGATGGCAGCATAAACCAGAGAATATAAACAATTAAAATAAACACAAATCCCCGCTGAATCCAGCGAAAATAGCACATTGACATCCTGAAAGAAATCCCAAATCCGTCATGCCGGGGAATCTCGGACTACGGTTCCGGTTTCGGAACACGGAACGCGAACGGCCCCGCAGACGGTGGGCGGAGGGGAACAGAGCTGTGTCTTTGGGGCGGCAACGCGAATAACGGTTCGTATTGCGGTCTCGCGTACGTGAACTCGCAGAACGCTTTCTCGAACTCGAACTCGAATTACGGCTCTCGCCAAACTTATACTCACGGAATTTCTTCCGTGGGAACCGTTCCCCAAGCCCTGACCCTGCGTCTAACTCGATACGATTGCGCAGCGTAACGCATCCCGAAGCCGGGGCGTGAAGTCAGAAAATCTCGGATGCGGAAAGGTCTGCCACTTGCTGGCCGACAAGCGGGGCGAGTAGGTTTATTCTCGAAAGTCGCGGGCAGGGAATTCAAGCAAGCCCGGATGCTTGCAATAAGACGGATTCCTTTATTTACGGTCTGAAAAAGACAGCAGTTTGGCAAAACAAAACAACAACGGATTTCAATCAGGAGACACAGACAGACAATGGACAACCTTACGGCCAAAATATCGGAAATAGATTGGAGGAGCATGACCCCTGCCGAGATAGACACGCTTCTCGTGGAGCGCATACGCATCTACGAGGAGGCCATCGCCATGCGTGGTGGCAAGCGTCCGAAAAGGGAGGGGTGCATCATCGAGAAGATGGCCTCGATGTGGAATCTCCAAGCAGCCGACGATGAGGCACAGAAAGGCAAGAAGACACGCACCGTCAAAAGGAGAGGCAAGACCATCCGCGTTCTGCACCGACATATCCGTCGCCACAACGAAAGACGGGAGCAGGAGCTTCGCGCCTTGCAGATGATGATTCTGACGCTTGATTTCCCGGAATGCAAGTTCAGCTTGGAGAAAGTCAAGACCGACGCGGGCAAGGTGAGGATAATCGCCAAACAGGATTTCTATCCTTGGCGCATACTCCAGCACGCCATCTTGCGAGTGATTGAGCCAAAAGCGTATGCAAGCATCATTCCCGGCTCGTTCGCCTGTATCAAGGGTCGCGGACTCCACTACGGCGTAAGGCTTCTCAAAAGACAGCTCCGAAGACATCCTGAGTTGAAATGGATGTGGAAGACCGACTTCAAGAAGTTCTATCCCTCGATTCCCCATGAGCTGATGGAGCGGGAGTTTTCCGCATTGTTCAAGGACGCTCATTTCATCGCCCTTGTTAGACTCGTGCTGCTCAACTACGACAGCGGGGATGAGATTGAAAAAATACTCAATGAAGAGGCTGAAAGGACAAAGAGGAATGCCAATTGGCGCGGTCGTCAGTCAAATGTCGGGGAATCTTGCCGGGAAGCGCATAGACCATGCCGTAGTGTTCAAGGGGAAGAACCACTGCTACCTGCGGTATTGCGACGACGCGCTCGGATTGGCGAGAACCAAGGCGGAAGCAAGGAGGCAGCTCCAGGTCTTCTACGAAAAGGCGACGGAACTTGGACTCTGCGTGAAGTCGAACATCATAATCTCTCCGATAGGTCATGAACGCAAACAAAGACAAGGAAGGAAAAGGCGGCGGCAACGCAGCCACCGGAGGAAGACGGATTGACTTCCTCGGATATTGCTTCACCCACGACCGCGTGATGCTCCGCAAGTCGATCAAGCAACGGTTTGCCCGCAAGGTCAGGCAATGCAAGCCGGGAAAGCGTCGCAGGGAGATACTCGCGTCCTATTGGGGTTGGTGCAAGTGGGGTAATTGTAAAAATTTATGGAACACTATAACAGACAACGATATGAGTTTTAAGGATATTGGAATCACGGGAAGAAACGAGATGAAAGATGGGCAGCGTTTCTTCGATGTTCGCAAGGTGAAAGTCATGGAGATACTCAACATGCCTATCACGGTCTTGGATTTCATCCCCGACGTGAAGACGCGACATGGTGATGGCAGATATGCCGTCAAGATTATGTACGACGGCCAAGAGATGAAGTTTATCACCGGCTCCTACACACTGAAATCCCAACTCGACCAAGCCAAGGAGGCCAACGCTCTTCCGATAGAGACGAGGCTTAGGAAACGCGACCTAGGAGAGGGAACGACTGACTATATTTTCGATTGAACCAATTAAAACGAAACGGAATGAAAACATTGGAACAGATACCGGAGATTCCTGAAAGCGGAATCATCATTAGAAAGGAGGGCGCGTTGGTGCGAGTGTTCTTCGACATCGCCAAGGCTCCCGTGCCTGAAATCGAAGGGGAGGAATCTTCCCATCCGGAAGACCTTTGCGAGTGCTACACGGTGGATGTGGCAGCCCCCGCCACCTACGGCTCTGTCATAGCGGCCATCGTCAACGACCGCTACACCACCGACGACGTTCAGGCTCTTCAGGCCAACTTTATCGGCGCGGCTAACCCTGCCGAGGATGCCGACACGGCCAAGATTGACGAGTATGTCAATGAATGGAGCGACTATCAGGCATGGCGCGTCAAGGCCAAGGCGATAGCTAAGGAGGTTGTCTCAATGATTGGGGAGTGAAGCCATGCCGAGCGTACAGGGAAGATTATCGGTAAGGCGCAGACCTAACGACGGTGCTGCCGGAGCGGATGGCAAGGATGCCGTGCGTTACTGGCTTGTGCCGTCGGTCACGCAGGTTAAGAAGTCGAAGAGCGGGACGTTGACCCCTTCCTCGCTGACTTGCGCGAAGATGATGCAATGTGGCAACCTTGCCCCCGTGTCGGCAGGGTCGGAAGCCTCTATCAAGTATTCAGTAAGGACGGCCTCTTCAACGGGGGCGCAAAAGGCATATTCCGGAGCAATCGCCATAACCGCCACCACCGTTGCCGTCGAGTTCGTGCTGCTTGTTGACTCCACACAGGTTGACAGCTGCACGGTGGCGGTAGTCGCCGACGGTGCCGACGGCAGACCCGGACTTGACGGCAATCCTGGCAAGGATGGCCTTGCCGGTTGCATCCAACGACTTTCGGAATGGGCAGAGGGGGTCTATTATCGCAATGACGAGGCGTTGACCTCCGGAACGAGGTTCCTCGACATCGTTACCGTCACAAAGAGTCTTACCGATATTGATGTCTACCAATGCTTGGAGACCCACGGCCCCTCAAACTCCGGCAACGCGCCTAATCCTGCCGGCTCTACAAGATATTGGAGGAAATTTGAAGTAATGTCTCCTATCTACACCCCGCTGATTGTCGCGCAATACGCCAAGCTTCGGTTCGCTCAGAGCAATCAACTGCTCATTATGGACGAATCCGGCAAGAACATCATAGCCGGAATGGGCGGGGGTACGTATCCCCTTTTCCTCGGAGGCGGCCCCGACACGGCGAGAACCACCGTGGATATGAAGGGAATCATCGAGACCGGGGTAAAGAAAGGCCAGCGCGTCGTGTTGGATCCGACAACGATGGACATGCAGGTCTTCAATAATGACAACGAGGAGCGCATCCGGGTGACAGGCGCGGACACGTCAGTGGCGGAGGCCGTGCCGGGAACGTCGGGGCGCAAGACGGCCAATGTATTGACGGGGTCGAATAGCAGCCTTGCCTCAAATTCGAGCGTGCAGACCTATAAAAGCGGGTCGATTGTCTCCGGGGGGACCGTAACAAAGCCGACGGTGGTAAGTGTGCGCGTCCCGAATTTGACTCTTTATGCCAAGGGGGTGAGGTCTTCGGGGTCCGGGGCTACGGCACAGCTCGCCGCGCCTTTGACGGTGAACGTCGACTTCTACCGCAATGTCGGGGGGACGAGGACGTGGATCGCCGGGGCGACAATCTTCTCGCAAGACCAACTCGCCGAAACGGAGGCCTCGGAAACGACTGCCACGTTCCCGGCTGTGACAAGGGAGTTTGTCGTGGCGGCGGGGAAGTCGTGGAGCATCGAGCAGGAGATTACCTACCATATCTCAGGTACGACCACCGGGGCGCAGTTCCGCGTCACGGCGAACCCCGGCTATCTGACCTATGAGTCGGTCACGCAGGAGACGAAGTCGGTTCACACGGGCAACGGAATAGCACTCTCTCAAGATTCGCGCAACTTCTTCTACTCTCTGATGCAGGATGGCCTCGGCCAGTTTGCTTTCCGCAACGATGATTTCGGAATCCGCATCAACGACTCCGGACTTTGGGCGTTGCACCCAATGTCGGGATGGAGCAAGATGGGGCATGTGCTGTTCGCAGGTCCCGTGGAGTTCAGCTCGACAAAGAAAGGCAAGTATGTCATTACCGACCGCAACCGAGCCCATTCCGATTGCGGGGCAATCACATGCAAGCTTTCGGTGGACAGCAATGTGCGCGTGGCTGAACTGTCGTGCGAGGCTTGGAAAGTCTGGGGTACGGAATGGAACCAAGACAGGGTCGTGGCCGAGTTCAGCAGGATAATGGGAACGCCCGGGGCTTCGGGATTCGTCTACGCCATCTCCACGACCGGAAGCGGACAGATACAACTGAAAAGCAGCATCGACTGCTGGGCATTCGTGACAGTGCGGATATGGTAGGCATTGTCCGTTGCTTAATCCCGATTAGTCTTGATTAATCCCGATTAATCCCGAAAAACAAATTAAATTGAACCAACAATGAAACTACTTATCGACAACGGCCATGGCGTGACCACGCGTGGCAAAGCTTCCCCCGACGGGAGGCTGAGAGAGTATAAATATGCACGCGAAATCGCTGCGGAAGTCGTCAGACGGCTGAGCGCGGATGGCTACGATGCCGATGTGCTCGTGCCGGAAGAGGCCGACATACCCCTCGGAGAACGTTGCAACCGTGCCAACGCATGGTGCGACCGCCTCGGAGCGGACAACGTGCTGCTCGTCTCCATCCACTGCAACGCAGCCGGAGACGGCTCAAAATGGATGAAGGCGCGAGGCTGGGAAGCATGGACTTCTAAAGGGCAGACCAAAGGCGACAAGCTTGCCGACTGCCTCTATGATGCCGCGAAGATGCACCTGCCCGAGGGCACCCCCGTCCGCACCGACACCACCGACGGCGACCGCGACAAGGAGAGCAACTTCACGGTGCTCCACCGCACCCGCTGCGCAGCATGCCTGACCGAGAATTTCTTCCAGGACAACCGCGAGGACGTGGATTACTTGCTGTCAGCCGAGGGCAGGGAGGCGATTGTGAGGCTGCACGTCGAGGGGATAAAGGCGTATGTAGAGGCTCATGGCTTCAGCCATGAGCCGAAGTAAAAAATATTAAAAACGAGTACAAAAACATCAAAAACAAAAATAATACACTATCCCGAACGCACATAAATGATTAAAACGGCATTCGAAACTTATCAGAATGCCGTTTTAATGAGGGTATAAAAAAGCCCTCAGTCTGTTAACAGTATCTCACCACAGATTAACAAAAAACGCGATAACCACGCGACTGAGGGCAAATGCCTTCTGCCGTGGTTGTCGCATTTTTTATATGTGGTGAGATAGTGCAAAATTAGAAAATATAAATCGAAGTTGTCTAAACTTATTTCGATATGTTAATGATACAGTAAAATAATTAAAATACAGCGCATTCCGCAAAGGACGCACTATATTATAGTTCCCACACTCTAATATACCGTACCAATGCC